GCAGGTTGTCCAAACCGGCCGGGGCGCGGCGTTTAGAACCAGCGTGAAAAGCTGGAAGGGTAGCACGGGCCACTGGCCCGTCCCGCCCGGCGACCCGCCGGACGGAATGGGGAGGGGCGCTCCAGGACAGATTCGCGTCGAAGTGTCTTCAGTCCTCCGGCTCTTCCGGTCGGCGAGTCGCCGACCGGAACGGGCGACTTGCCCGTTCCACCCATTTTACACACGGCCTCGGAACGACCTACGGCGGGGGCAGTGTTCAGATGCGCCCAGCCGTGTCCGCGCCAATGTTTGCGTTGACGATTGGGAGAGCGACTTGTAAATTTTGTGTCCTGGATCGGCCATGACTCCAGAGTAGCTCAATGGTAGAGCGCGCGGCTGTTAACCGTGATGTTGTAGGTTCGAGCCCTACCTCTGGAGCCATTTTTATTAGGGAAAACGACGAAACAGGGGTAGTCACTAAAGATTCGCTAAACGTTTTGGCCGGAACCGAAGGCGAAAGCGAACAGGACGTGAAGTTCCCAAAGCGATTGAGGCACCGGGGCAAGGGCGACGTTCTTGCCACGATTTACCGCAAGCCGGGCCGCGGCTACTGCCTTTACTGGCGCGTGACCGTCCTCGAAGACGGCGAGCGCAAGCGCAAAAACCGGCTGAAGGGCTTTGCCACGTATTCGGCGGCGAAGCAGTATGCCGACAAGCTGGTGAAGGACTTGGCGAAGGGCTCGGAGACCGCCGCCCTGTCGCCTGGGCAGGCCAGCGATGCCCTGGCCGCGTTGGACGTGCTCCGGGGCTTCTACGAAGCCAACGGACAGCAGGTGAACCTGAGGTCCGCGGCAGCACAGTTCGCCGAGGCGGCGCGCAAGCTGCGCGGCATGACCCTCGGAGAGGCCGTCGAGCAATACGTGCGCACCGTGGCCGTCGTGAAGCGCAAAGACCTGGCGGAGGCCGTGGCCGAGTTCATCGAAAGCCGACGCCCCTTGACGCAGGCGGAGGACGGGAAGCGGCCGAGGCTCTCCCCGGTCTATGCCGCCCATGTGGCGAGCTGTTTGGAGAAGTTCGCCCGCATGTTCCCCGGGCACGCGGTCTGCGACTTGAGCAAGGACCACCTCGACACCTACGCGGGGCAATTCAAGGACCTTTCACCCAAGAGCCGCAACCACAACCGGGTCACGGTTCGGATGTTCCTGAGCTGGTGCGTGAAAAAGGACTACTTGGCGGCGACTCACAGGCTGTTTGAAGCAGTGGGACTCAAGTCGGAGGATGCGCAACCCGAGGTAGTCGATCACTACCGGCCCGGGGAATTGCGCAAGCTGCTCGATGGCGCGCAAGACCAAATGCGCATCGTGATCGCGATGCAGGCCCTGGCCGGGCTGCGGTTGGAGGAAGCCCTGCGGCTGGACTGGGGCGACGTGTTCGGAATCCCGGGCCATGTCGAAATCGACAGTTCCAAGAGCAAGACCAGGCAGCGAAGGCTGGTCCCGATCTGCCCGGCTTTGAAGCAGTGGCTCGCGCCGCACCGGCGGATGAAGGGCAAGGTGGTGACGCAGTGGGACGGGCTCAACAGCTACGTCCGGGCGTTCGTAGCGCTGCGGGAAGACGTGGATGTTCCGGCTCGGAGAAACGGGTTGAGACATGGCTTTGTGACCTACCACTTCGCAGTGAACAGCAACGAAAACCTGACCGCCGCGATGGCTGGAAACTCGCCGGGGATAATTCACTCGAACTACCGAGGACTTGCCACGAAAGCTGAGGCCCGGAAATGGTTCACCACTAAGCCCAAGCGCATCGCGGGGGCAGCAAACGTGATCCCGTTCAGAGAGGAGGCCGCACAATGAAACCGTCAAAGAGCAAGATCGCCGTATTGCTCGCCGAGGCGGGCATACATCGCTGCGCGTGGCGGGGGCTGTGGCCGGCCATTCCCGTTCCGCTCCGTCACGATGAGTTCGACGAGCGGGCGTTGCGAGACGCTCCGTCCAGGCCGGTCTTCAACCTCGAAGACGGGACTTCCACACTGATAGCACCGCCAGTCGTCCGGCCCGCATGGGTTGAAAGAATCCAGGAATGGCTGTTGCAGGAAATTCTGCCGATCAAAAAGGGCATGACCTGGGGGTGCTACAAAGCAGCCCTCGCTGGCTACGCCTTCGCCGGCTGCGAGCACGAAGCACAAGGCCGGATGAAGGCCGCTGGTGGGCTGGTCTTCCAAGAGAGCGACGCCAGCGAGTCCGACAAAGAGGAACGGATCGCGGCGCATGTGGCAACGGCAGTGGAGCTCCGAGAATGTCGCGGTCGGCTCAGCAAGGAAGCGATGAAGAAGGGCTTTGCCTACGGCGTTAAATGCCGCCAGAGGGAGAAAGCCTGGACGCCTTCCGCCGAAATACAGTCTGCCCAAATCTACAAAGCGATCCTTCTTAATTGGCGGCATGTTCACCAGCTCACCAGTCAGAAGGCCACAGCAAAGGAGATCGGCCTTTACATCGCGCAGCGTGCAAGAATGTCGAGCGGGAAGACTTACGCTGAGCACTTCAAACGTTCGGGGGTTACAACCTACCTGAAGCAGTTCCAGAAAATCTGCGGTCAGTTCGGGATTCCCCTGCCATCCCGCGGTCAGTATTTGAGGAAGACCCCCGCGACATAGTTTTGGAGGCGGTTTCAGGTTTTTGATTGTTAGGTGGTAACGGGCCTAAAGTAGGCCCATGAGCGAATATGCAGAACAAGCAGCCCAGGAGGCTGGCCCACACGTAGAGGCGGATGACTTCCTCGACACTGTCGAACTTGCGGCCCGGGTTAAGGTATGCCCCGGAACCATCAGTAACTGGCGGAAGACCGGTAAAATCCCTTTCATTCTGACGCCCGGAAGGCTCGTCAGGTTTCACTGGATCTCTGTCCGAAATGCCCTGCTTAGAATGCAGAGGGGTGGAGTATTGTGAGCACCAGCATGGAAATCCCCACACGAGCCCTACCGGACGTGTCAACCCTCAGCACGGTCGAGACCGCCGACTTCGCCCGCCACGAGTCCACCATTGAGCGCGGGCTCAAAAACTTCATCGAGGTTGGCAACGCACTTTGGGACATCATTGACAGACGGCTTTATCGGCAGACGCACGCGACGTTCAAGGACTACGTCGAGCAGCGATGGAACATGAGCGTACGGCGTGCCTATCAACTGGCCGAATGCACCGCGACACTCAAGGCGCTTCCGCCGAGTGTGCAAAATTTTGCACAGACTGAATCCCATGTTGCCGAGCTGGCCAGAATCCCACCTGATCATCGCGTTGAGGTTTTGAAACGAGTTGAGGCAAAGGCAAGGTCCACTAAGAGGAAGGCGACGGCGAAGGACATCCGCGAGGCCGCCGATACGGAAGACCCGGCAACCGCCCCGACTGTGGAGCGGTTCGAGTGCGACCAATGCAGCGCCCGGTTTGAATCCGATGATGACGCCGTGAGTCTTTACGAATGCGCCGAATGTTGCACCATGTTCACGCAGGAAACATCGGCAAACGGTTCGGGACATAGCTGTCCTGACTGCAATAAATTCGGCGCGAAAGTTTCCGATCATGGTTGTCCTGAGTGCGACGAGGGCGAGCTGGAGGAGATCGGAGCCGATGCAGCGCCACCAGGAGAGGACGCGACAGACCCGGCAGTCATCCAGCGTTCAAAGTCTCTGCACGGGCGCAATGATCGGCGGGTTACAAAACAATGGTGGTATCAGCGGGCGAGCGCAAAGGACCGTGGCGAATTCTTAGAGCAATGGATATTCAGGTCAAACAGGCCCGTCGTCGTTCCGAGTAAAGAGGAATTTCGGAAGGCCATCGACCGATGGATGGATGACGCGGTCAAGGAGGGCGGGAAATGAGCGCCACAGAAAAAGCCGTTGCCGCGACGCTGCTTTCACCGAATGGATCGGACCTGACACCGAATCTTCGCAGGCTTCAGGACGCCGCCCCCGATGGCTGGGACGATTTGCGTTGCGGCGAGGTGGCAAAGGCGATCCGCGTTTTAAGGCAGCAGGGCAAACCCGTCCACCGGGCCGCCGTGATGGAGCTAGTCCAGTTCGAGGGCTCATCGCTATTCATCGGCGAGCTTGTAGGTAATGAGCTTCCGATTGACCTGGCGGAGATCGAAGCGGAAAAGATTTGGAGCGCCTTCGTTCCGAAGCGGATGGCCGCTCTTTTCGAGGAGGGTGCGCAAGCGTTGCTCGCCGGCCCAACGGAGGCGGGTAGCATCGCCCAGCACGTCAAGGCCGAGCTGGAGTCCTTGCAGAACGAATCAAGGCCGAAATACACCACGCGGTCCATCGGGGACATTGAAGTCCCAACGGACGGCGATCCAGCCGAATTGATTCGCCACCGGTTTCTCTGCAAGGGCGGCGGGCTGCTCCTGGCTGCTCCTTCTGGTGTCGGGAAATCCACGTTCGCAATTCAGGCGATGCTCTGCTTTGGAGCCGGACGCGCCTGCTTCGGATTCATCCCGACACGCCCGTTGCGATCCGCTTACCTTCAGGGTGAGAACGACGACCCCGATTTAGCCGAACTGCGCGACGGGATTCTAACCGGGTTGAACTTCACCCCGGAGGAACGCGCCTTGGCTCTGCAAAACGTTCGATTCGTGACCGTGGACGATGTTTGCGGCGAGGCGTTCATCCATCAGGTCGTTGAGCCGCTCTGCCGCGATGGCAAGCCGGACCTTGTTTGGATTGATCCACTGCTTTCTTTCATCGGTGGCGACGTGTCCCGGCAGGAAATTGTCTCGCCCTGGCTTCGGAATCACCTCAACCCGGTTCTCCACCGGCACGGAGTTGGCTGCGTGTTGATTCATCACACAAACAAACCGCCCAGCGGCAAAGAAAAACCGAACTGGCAGGCCGGCGACCTGGCGTATCTGGGCAGCGGCTCCGCCGAACTGGCGAACTGGCCGAGGGCCGTCATTGCCATCCGCAGCACCGGCAGCCATACCGTTTTTGAATTGTGCCTGGGCAAACGTGGTGCCCGCGCACACTGGCGCAACCCTGACGGCTCTACGTGTTTTTCCCGGTTCATCGCACATGGCACGGATGGAATTTACTGGCGCGAGGCGGACCCGGAGGAATGCCCAGCGCCGGCAGGCCGCAAGGCACAGTCCTCAGTCGAGGACATTGTGCGGCTGCTGACCGTCCAGTTATCCACATCCGACTGGCAGAAAATGGCCCGGACGGAATGCGGCGTTTCCGAACGCAGCTTCTATCGGCTCAAGAAACAGGCTGAATCTACCCGCACAATCAGCCAATCAAAAATCGACCAAAAATGGTTCAAAACCCCATGAACTGCCAAAACTGCCAAAACTGCCAAAATACCCTTCTGGCAGTAACCGCCGGCGCTACTGCCACAACTGCCACCCGTAGGGGTGGCAGTGGCAGTGGCAGTAACTTTGCCAGCTCGGCATCGTGACTACTGCCACAATGCAACCTGAAGTCCATTACTTCCTGGTCCAGACCCCCGAAGCCTGCATGACGTTCATCGGTGGACCGCTGCGGGCTTCCAAGCCCGGTTTCGTGTGGCTCACGGCACCGGATGGGCGGCCCATGTTTGAAGTCAAAGCCGAATGCGTCACCCGTTCAACGAAAGAGGAAGTCGCCAAACGTATCATCGAGGATCGGCAGATAGCAAAGCAGGCGAACAATTGAAGTATGCGATGTATGTGGCTTTTTTTGACCATATGAACGCGCGACGCAAAGGGAAACTCGGCGAACTTGAGTTTGCCGCACTGCTACGGGCTCAAGGATTCACTGCGCGCCGTGGCCAGCAGTTCGCCGGCGTGAACATCCACCCAACCCAATGAAAGGAAAACCATGACTGCCGAAGAAACGAAAACCGTAATGACCACGAAACCCGCAGTGCCAACCTACAAGCTCCGTGAATTTATCATCGAGGCCGGGGATTGTACCGCCTGGAAGAGCTTCCTTCTGGGAGAGCAAGGCCAAGGTGAAGTCGAAAGACTGTCGGGCACCGCTTCCATTGACCGCGAGCTGGACGTGCTCTGGCTGAAGTCCTGGTTTTGCCGCGACGGTGACCCCATCATCAAGACCGAGGCGCAAGTTGAGGCTGCGTTCGCAGAACTCCAACCTTGGATGGGCACGCGATGGGCGGTCCAGTGGGATGATTTCGGCAGTGGCACGTTGCTCGACTGCCGGACGGGACAGCCTGCCGACTTGACTAACCCGGAAGCGGCTCAGGCGTGTGAAAAAGTTAGGCAGGCCCTCATCGCCAACAGGAGCGCCGCATGACAGAAAACGTATTTGCAGTACGAATACCCTTGGCTATATTTCCAAATGATTTATGGCATTATTGGCCACTACCGGCGACAGTGGCAACACACTGTGGCAACATCCGATTGATTTTATGAGTGAAAAGCCGAAAACGTCACTGCCGGAAAGAACACGAAAACCCGGACGTCCGACTGACTACACGCCGGACCTGGTGCGGAAGTTCTGTGAGGTGGTGGGCGAGGGTGTGCCCCTTATTTACGCCTGCCGGTGCGTAGGGGTTTCCAAGCAGGCGGTCCGCAACTGGCGACTGGCGCACCCGGACTTCGAGGAACTGATTCAGGACGCAATAGCGAAGGCTATCCAGGTCCGGTTGGATGTCATCAAAAAGTCGATGCAATCCAAGGACGAAAACGTGTCACTCCGTGCCGCGTGCTGGTGGCTCACACACTGCCCGGACGTCAAGGGTTACTACAGCAGCGGGGTTGAAATCAGCGGACCCGACGGCGCGCCGCTGGCGATGCAAAGCGTGGTTGTGTATTTGCCGGCCAAAGGTGGTAGCAGCGCAATCGAGGTCGGCGGGGACGGCCGGAAGGAGATCGAGAACACGAATAAAACGAAAGGACAATCATGAGATACAAGGCAACTGAAACCGATATTGAAAACGCAAAGGCCATCGCCTCCCAGCTTCGGGCCGGGCTCGACGGGCTGAGCCGGGCAGAGGGCCAGATGAAGACGGCGGTAACTCGCCTCGAACAGTTGGCGCTGAGCCTGCATGTGGACTTTCTCGCCTTGACCGGCACCGACGATGCCGCCTTGGACGCATACGCGCTCAAGGCCGCTCGCCTGGAGGTGTTGAAAAGGTGGATCAACTCAGCCGGGCCACTGGGAGATTCTATGCAGCAACTCCAGCGCACACTCTGGGCCGCGAAGGAGTCAATCGAATCCATCGCGCAGCCCCGCAGCGTCGAGGAAAGCGCTCTGGCGGCTTGCGACTGGACGGAATTGCTACGGCGCATCCCGGATATCGATTTGCCGAATCAGATTAAGACCGTCCGCAACACCGGCAATCAGGTTGTGCGCGACCTGGATCAACTATTGTCCTGCCGGGTTGGCCTGTTGCTCGGTGATGACGAGCGCCGCGACGGCGTGTTGAGAATTTCCGGCCGTGGAGTTGTGCGCCAATTGGCAGCGAATGAACGTTCCGCCGGTGTGGCTTTTGAATGATCGAGGCCGCGATTAGCACTCTAACAATCCAACCCGTTGAATAAACTTATGACAAACCCCAAAAAAGTGTCTGAACTGCGCCCGCACGATTTAACTATTTCCGAGTTGCGGGCCGAACGGGTCCGCTTGCAGGACATGGTCTCGGCCGGTACCGCACGCTATGTCGATGCCAGCAGGCTGCACCACGTGCTTCAATGCATCCAGCATATTGAGTCCGCCCAAGCCGAGTCGGCGGCGGCGACGTGATCAATTTCTCCCTGCCGGCTCTGGCCCGTGGATGCGAGCCGCAGCCGCCCACGGGGCGGTCCTTTGTCGGTGGGGAGTTCAGTTTTGAAACCATGAGCAAGAGCCGAACATTGAACCTTGGACCGGAAGCCGAGCGCCAGCTCGAAAGGGTGGCCGTCCACGAGTCTGGGCACGAGACGGTTGCCGAGGCTTTCGGACTGAAGGCGGCTTCCTTCGTCGCGGGCCGGGCCGATGGAGTTTGTACGCATCGGCTGGGCACCCCGCACCAGAACGCGGCCATCAGTTGGGCCGGGGCACTCGCCGAGGATATGCTCGGTGTCCGGGCTGAACTGCGGACGCTGCCCACCGTGCCGCTATCGAGGGGAACACTTCCCGCATGGTTCGATCAGATGATGACGACGAAAGGCAAGCGGCAACTGTCCGCCGCCGACCGCGAAGGGATCGAGGGCTACCCCGTCCAGTCTGCTTGCGATGCCTCATTCAATATCCTTTCTGAACGGATCGACGCCCTGAGATTCTCGGCTGCGTTGCTGGTCAGGGAAAGTAGAGAACAGGTCTTCCAGTCGATCACTCGTGGCGGCTCCGGTGAGGCGGACCGGCTCGACGTGGAAATGCATATCCACCAGGTCCGTCAGGCTGCAATCGAGGCCCGGCAACGGGCGGACGCGGCTGAGTTTGACGTGAAATGGGAAAGTATGGTGCCCCGGACTTTCCCGGTGACAACCGAGCACTTCTTGAAGCGCATTGTTTCGGCTGGGCAATCATCGACCTGGGAGCACGCACAACGCCTATTAGACTTCGCGGAGCACCGACGGGTGCGGCACGGCGAACAGGATTTCCTCGGGATTCAGTTCGAGACCGTGGAATGTTGGCTCTATTTCGTGAACGCTTATCGTGATTGGTTTGAACGCCGGAGGGTTGCGGCATGAGCTGGAACGATGAAGCCGACCACGCGCCGTCATTTCCTGCGCTGAACCGATGGCGCTGGACGGCCGTCCAGGTACTCGCGAACGAATTCGACGATGCGCCGAAAGAATCGTTGCGCCGATTGCGGATGAACTTGGAATTGATCGGCGACGAAGGCGACTGGCGGTGCCGGGCGGCGGCGGAACACATCGCCGAACTTGAAGGAAAAAAACATGAGTGAGACAATAAAGACAGACAGCGATCTTCCCGACCTGGGCGGCCGTCCTCGGAAATTCACGGCTGATAGGGTGCAGCGGATTCTTGAGTGTGCAGAGCTTGGGATGCCGTTGAGCCTTTGCGCGGCTGCGGTGAGCATCTCCCAGCAATCGCTGATCAACTGGCGCAGGAACCACCCGGAGTTTCAGGAGGCGTTGGAACAAGCCATCGCCCGGGGGTGCGACACCCGTCTCAGGAAAATCAAATCTGCCAGCGATACGGGTGACTGGCGAGCGAGCGCCTGGCTCCTGGAGCATTGCCAGCCCGAACATTTCTCAAAATCGCGGGTCCAAATCGAAGCGGTGGGAATCTTGGAACACAGCTTTGTCATTCCGCAGGAAACACTCACCCAAATCGCCGAGGCGCGAGCAGAACATGAGCGAAAGAAACTCGAATCAGGAAACGGATCGGGCACAGTTTGAACTACTGGCCACGTGCCCCGGATTCATCCGCGGCGCGCTGCGGCTCGAAAGCTATCCCTGGGCGGAAGCCATCTTCCACGACCTTGACCGGCGTGGCGCGGCTGTCGCGGTCAAGGCGTGCAACGGCGCGGGCAAGACGGAGCGCGTCGCCGCACCCGTGGCGCTCTGGCACGCATCGGTTTTCCCGAAGAGTTTGACCATTGCAACCGCCGGCGTGTTCCGCCAAGTCAAGGAGCAGCTTTTCCCAGCCATCCGGTCGCACGCGCACAAGTTCCGAGGCTGGACATTCAACGAGTGCGAAGTCATCACACACAACGGATCGCGCATCCTCGGATTCAGCACAGATGAGCCGGGCAAGTTTGAGGGGTGGCACGCTGACAATCTCTTGGTGGTCGCCGACGAGGCCAAGTCCATTCCAGACTCAATCTTCGAGGCGGTCGAACGCTGCCAGCCGACGCGCCTGTTGCTGCTGAGCTCGCCGGGCGGGCGCTCGGGATTTTTCTACTCCGCGTTCAATGAGCGCCGGAAATTCTTCCGGCAGCACACCGTCACCGCCGCGGATTGCCCGCACATTTCCCCGGCCTGGGTAACGGAGCAGATCGAGAAGTACGGCCCGGATCACCCGCTGGTCCGCAGCATGATCTACGCGGAGTTCATGGACCTGGGTGGTGACTCCGCGGTGATACCGTTGACCTTCGTGGAACGATGCTTGCAGACCCCGCCTCAGTTCAGCGACACGGGCGAGGTTCAAGCCTTCTGCGATTTTGCCGCAGGCGGTGACGAGAACGTGCTGGCCGTCCGGCGCGGAAACCGGGTTGAACTGGTCGCGTGCTGGCGCGAGCCGGACACAATGAAGGCTGTTGGCCAGTTCATTATTCACAGCAAAGCGCAGAAACTGGAGGCGCACCAGATCATGGGCGACGAAGGCGGGTTGGGAATTGCCGTGTGCGACCGGCTCGCCGAATCTGGCTGGGACATCGTGCGCGTGAATAACGGATCGCCCGCCAGCAAGCCGGATGCGTACACCAACCTGGCTGCGGAAACCTGGTTCGAGGGCCGCACGTTGATCGAGAAGCAGCAAGTCATCTTGCCGAACGATCCGGCGCTTATCGCGCAGCTCACTTCCCGCCTCGGCTGGCCAGACAGCCGGGGGCGTCTGCAACTTGAGCCCAAATCGGCCCTGCGTGCGCGGGGGCTGCCTTCGCCGGACCGGGCTGACGCCGTGTTGGGCTGCATGTGGCAACCCTGGATCGGTGGTGCGATTCGCAACGCCTCGGAGTTGATGGGCGGCAGCAGCGACACCGATGCGAGACCATGGGGGTGGGTTGGCGATGACCGGCTGAACGACAGTGATTTTTAAAATCATGCCGAGGACCACCAGACAGCACAAAGCAAGGCGAGCGGGCCGAACAGAGCCAGCCTCGGACGTGCCGCTGACGATCGCGACCAAGGCCGGGAAAGCGCAGTTCAAGAAATTAGCTTGGCATTTTCGGGCGCTGGGCTGGATTCGGGCGCCACACCCGGACCAGGGCGGGTTCGATCGACGGAGTGCAAGTCAACCTTGAACGGTTGGCGCTGGGGCTTTATATCTTTCGGTGCAGTCAGACAAAAAAGGGATGCAAATTATGAGCGAGCCACAAATCGAAGCCAACATCTGCGAAATCGACGGCGACTATTACCAAGTCCACCTCCGCGCAGTCCCTCGGGTGGGTGAACTAATTGAACTCACGTCGATCAACCAGGAAGCCACGCACGCGGAGACCAAGCACTACCAGGTTGTCCACGTGATGCACAAGATGCGCGACTTGTCCGAAGCGCCCGGCGCCCCTAAAACCGGCTGGCATTTTGTCGAGGTGTTCGTGAAGCCATCGCGGAGCAAGTTTTTCAAGTTGGGTAAAACGCCGAACGGGCCAGCAGCAAGGAACTGAACCAGGAGAAAGAAAAATCTATGCAACAATTCGTAGTCGTTATCACAACAGACAAGCCGTTTAACGAAGAGCATCACCCAAGGTTTTTTGAGTTTATTTTGTCCAAGCCTCACGCAGTGAGGATTTCCGATGACACATTTTGTTTTGCTCAGAAAGACGGGATATCGTTCGCATACGCTGATTTGCTAAAGCACTTGAAAGAGAACGATGAGGTTGCTCTGTTCCAGGTTTCCCGCGCACAGTGGGGAACGTCGCGATCGGATTTTGATTCACGAATGAAGGAGGTGTTCCGACCATCTACTTAGCGGGGAAATGAACGTCCCGTTCGTCGGCACGGATTAAGTGACGGTAGCCGGGGCTTCTGCGATACTACCCGCGTCGCATCTCCAATCCGGCACGTTGTTGCATCCGTGACTTAAACGTTGTGGATCGCCAAGACCGCGAGTGCGCATGAGTCACTGCCCCTTAGGAGCATCCCCTGCTGCCTTTCGTCCCATTATGCTGCTAAGAGCAGCCTTTACCTCCCTCCGATCTGTGAGCGCAATCTGTATCCGATCTGCCACCTCACAGAGTATCACTTCTGCTTCCTGTGCTCGCGCGAGGCACTCAGCATCATCGAGTTGATGGATGCCCTCACTCAGCACATCGTGGAGGATGGCAAGCGGATTGTGTCCATCGATTAGTAAAACGGCCGGGATCGCGGAGACCTCTCGCAGCATCTCAATTGCCTTTGAAAACTGTTTTTCAGTCTGCGCCTTTTCCAGTAGTTGGATTTGCTGTGGTTGAGCCTTCGTTGCTTTTGCGATCTCAAGCACCGAACTGATCAGCTCAAACTTCGTGTTCTCCACAATTCTGCGATAGTAGGCGTACGCGCCTATTCCAAGTCCACGCGCTATTGCGCGCCTTGCTTGCAGGAAATTCTCCCGGTTCGACTCACCAATAACTTGGAAAAGACGTTTGGGGATCGGTTGACCGAAAGGAGGCGCCTGGTAGATTTTCGTGCAGATCCCGGGAACGAGATGCTCTCCCTTCCGCTCTGCCTTGAGACCGAAAATCTTTGAGGACGACAAACAGTCTGTGCAGTTATATACGGCGTAGACATAGAAGTCCGCGCCCCGCTGGAATTTGGCCGAGGCACCGAAAACATGCCGCCGGATGCCCTCACAATTCTCGTGGTCGCAATGTACACGGATAGCCCCTGGGAATGCAAGATCCCCGAATTCTGGTTGGTCAAAGAGTTTCTGGACATGCCTCGGCGAGTGCAGAGGCACGTCCTCCAGCAATTGAGTCAGCGAGTATATGCCCGGCGGTTCAAGACTGATGGCCTTTGCGGCCACCGGATTGTTGGGTTCACTCATCGATTAATAGCTTGCCAGATCGAAGGCCCATGACAAGTCCGGCCTAAGATCCGCGAGCGCGCTCGCGGTAGATGGCCCAGACTAGAGCACCAACCCAGCCAAAGAGGGTCCATCCGAGGAGGAAATTGATAAGCATTATGGCGGACGAGTTTCGATGACGCCGTTTCTCAGCGATGAGAGTCGGCAGAAAATAGATCGCCGCCGCAAGCCACCCAAATAACACCGCCGCCAACAAGTTCCCTTCCGTCGTGATGGCGATGTAAACACCGAAAATATAGCCGATGACGAGCAGTGCGACAGCATAACCAACCCAGAAGCGGATGCGTAATTGCGGTGCGGATGGCGTTGGCATTTGGTGTGGGTCAATAAACCACTGCCCGCAAGTCGGGCATCTGATCATGCCTGAAACGACCTGCGTCGGTTCGTGCTCCGCCTTGCACTGAGGACAGCAAACACTCATGAGATCATTTTCAACGTCCAGAGCTCAGCCACAGCCACCGGCGGCGAGCTTCCGAAACCAAGGTGAACTTTATGACTAAATCAACCATGCGAAACTATAGGGGCAGTGGCTGTTGCCTGCAGCGTTTTAGGCCACGTGGTCATTCAGCGATGAACTTCTCGAAGCAGTGAGGGCAGTAATTCTCTCCACGCCTCAAAGTCGCAATCCAGAGACTCTTGCCACACAACGGGCAGGGGATCGCCGAATCCGGGGCAGGCTTGGGCTTCGGCGGCGGTGGAATGGGCTTCGGCGGCGGTGGAATGGGCGCGACTGGCGGAACGGTGGCTGCTATAAGAGGTGCGGGGACAGCCTTGGCGATGGCGACCAAATCGCCTCCGCAGTGCATACATTTGCTCGCTCCCTCGGCAACAACACCTCGACAATGCGGACATTTCGGTCGGAAATCCTCCATCAGCGCAACCAGAACCCAGCCGATTGGTCCTAAAAGAGCTGACCAGATGACGCCGGAATCAACACGGTCCCTGTACTTACCTATCAACCCACCAATCACGATGCAAACAATCCATGCGATAAAGAATTCCATCGTTTGCTCTTTCTCGTGGTGCTGTGGCAACTAACGAACCACACTGAGCCACGCCGAGCCAAAAACCGTCAACCGCGGATGCGGAACTGAAGCCGTCATCGGCCTTGGTTGCAGCGCCTTCGCAGCCCCCGGACTGGGACTGTAGCGGATTGCTACACGGGCACCCTGCCAGACGCAGCGACGGCCGGCAAGCCCGAAGTACCCTTGCACCAGTCTCGCCACCGGCAGATGGTCGCAAGCCTCGCGTTTAAAACGCGCCACAACACGCCGCGACTCCACTCCGGCATAATTCCCGCCCACCCGAAGCCCAAACCCCGCAGGGCAGCCAGCCAGCGCGCAGGACGAGGCCGAAACGGGCCGGGTGACGAGGCGTCTCGGGGAGCGTCGCAAGGCCGAACGGTGGGTCACGGGCGCCCGGACAGCGGGGCGGAAGCGCGGGGAACGCTCGGCGGTCCCGGAGGCAGAGCGCGCCGCGTTACCAACTAGCAATAACGTTGCGCAAGCAGAGCAAATTCTGGCTCCGTTGCGGGGTATGCGGGGTTTGTTTTGCGGTTTCCTATAAAGTCCCTATATACACACGCGAGGGGGGTTTTAGGGAAACACCGTTTTAAACCCCGCAAACCCCGCGGGCGTTTAGTTTTTTGAACCCGCTAAGGGGCTGAGCGCCCCCTAAAGGTTCACTAAACTTTTCCGCCCGTTTGGGAGCCACTAAAGGTTCACTAAAGCCGGGTCCGCCCTAAAGGTTCACTAAACGTTTTCTTTTACCTATTTATAGCTAGATAGCGGAAATAGCTTTACTTTATAGGGATTTAGGCGTATAAATGGAAATAGGTTTTAATACCTAGACATAACTATGAATAACGACCTAGATACCCCTAAAATAGGTTCGAGCCCTACCTCTGGAGCCAATTTCCTTTAAACCCGAACTTATTTCACCACTTTTGTAACCCTCTGGAATCAAGTCATTTGGGCAGCAGACTCAGCAGCTTTGCCTTTACGAAGGCCCCAGCCTTCTGCGGATCGTATTCGGCGCCGACGCGGAGGAGTTGATCCATGTCGGAGCAGAAGCCGCGGTCAGCAAGGTGCGACTCCAGGATCTCCACGAACTCTGCGCGTCCTGCCGAGCTGCGTTCCTGCTGGAGGTAATGCTGGAACGACTCGATAATTGCGGCGGGATCGACTCGTGGACGGGCCAGCGTCAGCGCCCAATATAAATCAAAGAGGTCTCGTCCTCGCCTGCGCTGGAACAGTGCGCGCATCTTGGTGCCGAGCATCTCGTGGATGTCGTAGCCATTGATCAGCGCCTTGACCGTCGCATCCCGGAATGCGAACTCGAAGGGAATCTCCACGATGGGGCGATGCGGTGTGCGCTCGGTCATGTTTGCCTCGACCACAATGTCCAGCGTCGTCCCAGGCTCGCTGATTGATGAAAGGGAGTACGTCATCCGCAACACCCGGGAAGGTTTCACGGAATTGCGGACTGCCAGAGTGATGGCGCCCCATGCCGAGGTCTTCGGTGTGCCCAGCACATCACTCAAGACCCGCCGGATGGCCCTGCGGATGTGGTCTTCCGGCCTGTCCCCAAACACAACCAGGTCAATGTCCTCGCTATAACGTGAAGGAGGTGCAAGATGAACCTTGTGCAGCAGCGTGCCGCCGCTCATGGCGATTTGGCTGCGAAGGAATCGGTCGTTGAACAGCGCCTGCATCGCGCGGCACAGGAGTAGATCTTGCTCGACCTGGCGTTGGCTGGGCCACGGAACAAGGGCTTGATGGGCGAGGACGTCCCGGCGGGTGAGAGGAGTCATAGTCCAGATTCACCCGAGTTGTTGAGAATCCGCCAGCGTGCGATCACGGGTGCGGTGGTTAGGTTGGCCTTCGTTGGGACGAGCGGGATTAAAGGAAGCGGCGACGGGAGCCAGTCCTGAATGGCTTCGACCAGCTTCGCGCTGCCGGTCCTCTCGATAATATATCCGAGTCTTTGCGCGGTGCTCGTCTCGTTTTCGGCTTCCAGCACACGTTTCATGTCGGGAACACGCATGAGCGGCAGCAGCGGGGAGAGTGTCTCAACCGCACGCCCGATTCCCCCCGTCCGCGATGCATACCGGACCAGGTCGAACGCCGTCGCCTCGGGCGTGCTGACCCGCAGCGGCGCATAGGCGTTCGTCAGGGGCTGTGTTGGGGTTCGCTCAATACCGCGTTTGACAAAGAACCGGACCTGGAGACGGCCTATTGTGATCTGCCGCCGTGGACTGTCGGTCATTACCTGCGTCACCTGGAGAGCTTGGGAAGTGGAGCCGTAAGTCCCAGCAGCCGATTGAAGTGCCAGATAGTAGGGATGGCCCAGCCAGTTGAAGTAGTCATCGAGCCACCACGCAACGGGGGGAGCACCCATGGCGATGTGCTCCGGGCCGACGATCAGGAAGAACTGGTGCATTCGCGAGACTCGAACTACCCGATTGCCAAGTCGCAGCAACTGGTTTCTTGCCGCCGTCACCGACAACCCCGTTTCCTTGACCAGATTCGGCAGCGGAAAGGCTACGTGACCAGAGGCCAACCTCCTGTGAACGAATGCTGCTGCTGCTCCTGAGCGTCGGGGTTTTTCGGTGTTTCCTTTCATATTTTCGTTTGCGCATTGTAGCGTCATACGCTTCAAGTTGCAAACACAATTAGAATCCGCTCCCTTTGCAAAATGGACCGCCCCGAAGACGGCACGGTTCGTGAGAAACCTATTTTCTCCGTCGGTGAGACATGGCGCGGAGAATGGTATCCAACACCCCATCCAGATGTTTGCCGACATCCTCCGCCAGGAAACGCAACACGAAGCAGCCGTTTTCCTGCAGCAGAGCATCCTTCCTCCGGTCGCGGCGGTAGGCCTCCAGATCTGCCAAATGCTGTGGCCCGTCCAGTTCGACCGCCACATGCGCTTCGGCGCAATACAAGTCAACTTCCATCATTCCTTCGCCATCAAACGGGATTGGCAGCCGCACATTTAAACGGAAGCGACCAGTGGTTTCCGGCAATGTTTCCAGTCGGCGGTACAGAAATGCTTCACTCGCGCTTCTGGCCCGATCAACTCCCTCGGTATCGTCAGAAAGGCGGCGGGCGGCATGAACAAAGAGATTCGCCAGGGGAGTGTCCACCCCATCGCGCACGAGCCGACGCACGCTTGCGGCGTAATCCCTTTTCCATTCTGGATCAACCGGCAGCGGAACATCCGCCGGCCACCCGGCCACGGCGCTCCCGGGCAACAGGATTGTGTAGCCGACCGCCTCGTATCCCTGGCATCGGCGGTCGAACATATTTGCCAGCATGGGTACGTTGAGATCGGCGTAATCATAAACGCGCACTTCGTGTTTGCCATCATGCAGCCGGTGCAAACGACCGACATACTGAGCGATGGTCCCCCGCCATGACACCGGTAACGCCAGAAACAGTGTGTCCAGTCGCGGATCGTCGAAGCCTTCGCCAATATATTTTCCTGTGGCCAGAAGCACGCGCTGGGCATCTGGAGGGCCCGCCGCCATTTGCGCGGTCGCGAGCCGCAACGCTTTCTTCCCCATGCCGCCCTGGAGTATCGTCAAACAAGAAATTTTGCCGGATAGATATCGGGCTAATTGCTGCAGATGCTCCTTGCGTTCAGTTAGCAAAAGTGGTGAACGCCCTTCCCGCACTGCGACCACAACATCATCACAAATCAATTGGTTGCGGGCGGAATCGCCGGCCAACGCTTCGTAAAGACGGTGAAACTCGACTCTCTGATCGGCGCTCGAGAAATTCGGGGCACGGAAATTGGTGGGACGGACGATTACCGTGTGGCGGAATGGGCGGCCCGCAGCCTGTTGTTTCGCATCAACGCGATAACGCACCGGTCCGCACTGCATAAAGATGATCGGGTGATGCCCGTCCTTGCGAGTCACCGTCGCAGACAGGCCGGTTATGTATTTCACTTTGGCACGCCGCGCGACGAGTTCGAAACTCCTGGCGGACAAATGGTGGCACTCGTCCACGACCAGATGGCCGTAATTCGCCACCAGGTCGTTCACGACACCCTTGCGAACCAAGCTTTGGATGATAGCGACATCAATTGTCCCGGTCGGTTTCCTGCGCCCGCCTCCTATGCGTCCAATGGCCCTTTCGGGCAGTTTAAGAAATGCAGACAAACGCTCGACCCATTGCTCAAGCAACTGCTGCCGGTGAACCAGCACAAGTGTATTTACACCGCGCTGGGCGATCAGCCATGCGGCGAGAACGGTCTTCCCGAAGGCGGTGGTTGCCGACAGAACGCCCGTGTCGTGCGCGAGCATTGCGTTCGCAGCCCTCTGCTGTTCCGGGCGCAACTCGCCTTTGAAAGAGACGGCTATGGGACTGCCGCCAAAACGCTGATCGCGCAAAACCGACTTGATCTTCAGACGATCAAGCAGTGCCTGCACATCTTCCAGGCAGCCGCGGGGCAACGCGATGTGCTGCGGATGGTCGTCGGCGCAATCGATGATGCGCGGCTTGTCGTATGTTGGCAGACGCATGGCCTGCGCTCGATAGAATTCTGGATTCTGAAACGCGGCCACCCGGAGAAGGCGGTTGCGCAACGCGGGAGCTAAATTCTGCTTTGCGATATAAATCTGGTCACCCAGGACCAGATCCAGACTCTCCGGCAACGCTTCAAGAATCGGAGGTTCCTTCCGCCGCCGTGACGGCGGAGCAGTCCAGGGTGAGTCATCGTCCCCTTCCATCGTCAGCACGGCGCGCACACCGATTATTCTCCCCCTGTTCTCCGCGTCCCGCACGACAGCTTCAGCTTGTGTCCTGCTTATCCGCCGCAATGATGCCAGAAACTCCCACTGATCCACGTACGGTTCCAGTCGCTCATCCAGAAAGACGCTGTTGCCATGGGTTCGCGGCTGTTTTTGCAGTGGTAGTGCGATGAGGTTTCCAAAGCCTCCTTTGGGCAATGTGTCCTGGTTCGGGAAGAACCGGTCATAGGACCGAAGGCCGATATCAGGGCGTCCTTCCATTGTTTCGGTTAGAAGGTACGATCCAAGATTGCGGGCCAGACGCGCCGGAAGCGCTTCTTCAAAGAAGAACCAGACATGCGCACCATTGCCGGATCGCGATCGTTCTAAAGCTGCCGGTAATTCCAGCCTTCGGCACGTTTGGAGAAATGCGCCAGCATCCTCTCGCCAGTCCTGCCGGTCGAAATCAACCGCCAGAAAATGACAGCACTCGTCCCGAAGCATGGGATAGACTCCGATGACAAAGTCGCGACCCCGATCATCACTTCCCGAAAGGTGCCAGCGAACAATCTCATCGGTCACAGCGAGGAGGCGACGATTCAGGCAGTCTGCGCACTTGATTCTCGGCTTCTCACAGACGCCTCGCACCCATTCATTCGCGCAGGCCGGTTGGTAACCCGCCCTCCCCGTCTTTCGACTTTCAAAGCGAACCGGATAAACATCCTCACGCCCGCGAAATAGGGATCGGAATAGCGCGATTTTGGCGGCAGGCGATGAACCTTGGGTGACCGTTCCGTCTGCTGGATGAGGCAGGACCACCGCGGTCGAATCGGCGGATTCACTGTGCGAAACCTTCTCTGTCACACACAGACTTTAGTGTGAACGCCCAGTTTTGTCGATTGCGAGGAGAACCCGTGATAAATTTTTGAATCCCACAACCTCGATTTTCTCATCCAGAGGATAGTCTCTCTCGCCAGGGTAAATGACATAAAGTTTTGCGAGGCCCAAGTCACGGACAGCACTCATCATCGAGTTTGTTCAATGAACTGGACTATGTTGAAGCGGAGGCCGCGAAAGCAGCCGAGACTCACGCGACAGATGAATTGTTAGGGCCATTCTATCGCTGGATTTTCGAGATCGAGCAAAGAAACAGGTTGATGAACAGGATGCGTAGTGAATCAGAGATGGCAGCTTTCGATTGATTTGACACAGCGATACGAAAAATGGAACCGGAGGAGATTCTCCCGGCTCCTGACGGGTCTTCAGCAACGAATGGTGCTTCTTTGCCAAAAAAGGTGAGGGCTGCCACCCCACCTCAACTTAACCTTGTTTAAAGGTCGTCGGCTGTCGGCATCCCCGATTGAACCTCGCCGCCCGAAATGGCCGGTTCTTTGACGCACGATCCCGAAATTTGCAAACATGAGCACAAGACAAAAACTGACTCTGGACGGCAATGAAGCCGTCGCCCACGTCGCCTACCGCCTGAACGAGGTGATGGCCATCTACCCCATCACGCCGTCGTCAACGATGGCCGAGTTCTGCGATCAGTGGGCGTCCGAACACAAGAACAACCTCTGGGGCACCATCCCTTCCGTGGTGACGCTGCAAAGCGAGGGCGGCGCGGCCGGCAGCGTGCATGGCGCGTTGCAGACCGGCTCCCTGGCCACCACCTTCACCGCCTCCCAAGGCCTACTGTTGATGATCCCCAACATGTTCAAAATCGCAGGGGAATTGCTGCCCGCCGTTTTTCACGTCACCGCCCGCGCCGTGGCCGCCCACGCGCTCTCCATTTTCGGCGATCACAGCGACGTGATGGCCGTGCGATCGACAGGCTGGGCCATGCTGGCCTCGGCCAGCGTGCAGGAGGCCACCGACTTTGCCCTGATCGCCCAGGCCGCGACGCTGCGTTCGCGGATTCCCTTCGTGCATTTCTTCGATGGCTTCCGCACCTCGCACGAGGTGCAGAAGATCGAGATGCTGACGGAAGCGGATCTGCGGGCGCTCATCAGCGACGAACTCATCGCCGCCCACCGCGCGCGGGCGATGTCCCCGGACCGGCCCGTGCTGCGCGGCACGGCGCAGAATCCGGACGCCTATTTCCAGGCGCGCGAGGCGTGCAACCCGTTCTATGCGGCGTGTCCCGGGATCGTGCAGGACGTCATGAACCAGTTTGCCAAAGTGGTGGGCCGCACCTACGAACCTTACCAATACGTCGGAGCGCCCGACGCCGACCGCATCATTGTGCTGATGGGATCCGGCTGCGAAACCGCACACGAGACCGCCGATTACCTCATCAAACGGGGCGAACGCGTGGGCGTGTTGAAAGTCCGGCTGTATCGTCCGTTTGACGTGCGGAAGTTCGTCGAGGCGCTGCCCTCCAGCGTGAAGTCCCTCGCCGTGCTCGATCGGACCAAGGAACCCGGGGCGACCGGCGAGCCGCTTTACCAGGACGTCATCACCGCGGTGGCGGAGGCCTTGATGACTGGCATCGGCCGGTTGAAAATGATGCCCCGCATCGTCGGCGGCCGTTACGGGCTGTCTTCCAAAGAATTTACGCCGGCCATGGTCAAGGCCGTGTTCGACAACCTCGCTCAGGCGCAGCCGAAGAATCATTTCACCGTGGGGATATCGGACGACGTCTCGAACACCAGCCTGCCGGTGGATTCGGAGTTTTCCACGGAACCGGACAGCGTCATTCGCGCTCTGTTCTACGGGCTGGGCGCCGACGGCACGGTAGGCGCAAACAAGAATTCCATCAAGATCATCGGCGAAGGAACGGACAATTACGCGCAGGGATATTTCGTCTATGACTCCAAGAAGTCCGGGAGCATGACCGTCTCGCACCTCCGCTTCGGGCCGGAGCCGATCCGTTCGACCTATCTGGTCAGCCGCGCCAATTTCGTGGCCTGCCATCTGCCGGCGTTCCTCGAGAAATACGACATGACCAAACCGCTGGTTCCCGGCGGAACGTTCCTGCTGAACACGCCCTATTCCAAGGACGAGGTCTGGTCCAAGCTGCCGACGCCGCTGCAGGAGTCGCTCATCGCGAAGAAGGCGAATTTCTATGTCATCGACGCGAGCAAAGTGGCGCGGGACAGCGGCATGGGTGGGCGCATCAACACGATCATGCAGGTGTGTTTCTTCGCGTTGTCCGGCGTGCTCTCCCGCGAGAAGGCCATCGAGGCCATCAAGTATTCCATCAAGAAGACCTATGGCAAGAAAGGCGAGGAGGTCGTGGCCATGAACCTTAAGGCGGTGGACAACACGCTCGAGCATTTGCACCAGGTTCCCCTCTCGCAACGCGCGAACGGCACCGGCGGCCTGCTGCCCCCGGTCACGCCGAATGCCCCGAGATTTGTGAAGGAAGTCCTCGGCCGCCTCGCCGCCGGCGAAGGCGACGATTTGCCGGTCAGCGTGTTTCCCTGCGATGGCACGTTCCCGACCGCCACCGCGCAATACGAAAAGCGCAATCTCGCGCAGGATATCCCTGTCTGGGACGAAAAAATCTGCATCCAATGTTTGAAGTGCGTGGCGATCTGCCCGCATGCGACCATCCGGGCGAAAGTCTATGAACCCGGCGCGCTGGACGGCGCGCCGGCGGGATTCAAGCGCACCGACGCCCGTGTGCCCGAGTTCAAAGGCATGAAATTCACATTGCAGGTCGCCGCGGAGGATTGCACCGGATGCGCGCTGTGCGTGGACGTCTGCCCCGCGCGCAACAAGGCCGAGGCCAAACTCAAAGCCATCAACATGCAGCCGCAAGCGCCCCTGCGCGCGCAGGAGAGCGCGAACTGGGATTTCTTCCTCGCGCTGCCCGAGTCGGACCGGCGCAAACTCAAGACCACGCAACTGCGCCAGCAGCAGCTCATGCGGCCCCTGTTCGAGTTCAGCGGCGCGTGCGCGGGTTGCGGCGAGACTCCCTACATAAAGATGCTGTCGCAGTTGTTCGGCGACCGCGCGGTCATCGCAAACGCCACGGGTTGCTCCTCCATTTACAGCGGCAATCTCCCCACCACGCCGTATTGCGTGGACAAAGGCGGCCGCGGCCCCGCCTGGTGCAACTCGCTCTTCGAAGACAACGCCGAGTTTGGCCTGGGCTTCCGCGTTTCCATCGATAAACAACGTGAGTTCGCCGGCGAACTCCTGGCGAAACTCGCGCCCCAACTGGGCGACGACCTCGCCAGCGGCATCCTCCACGCCTCGCAGACGGACGAAACCGGCATTCACGAACAGCGTGAACGCGTGGCCGCTCTCAAGCAGAAACTTGCCAAGTTGGACGCGCCCGAAGCCAAGCTGCTGTTGTCCGTCGCCGACACGCTCGTCCGCAGGAGTGTCTGGATCCTTGGCGGCGACGGCTGGGCCTACGACATCGGCTACGGCGGGTTGGACCACGTGCTGGCGAGCGGGCGCGACGTCAACGTGCTCGTGCTCGACACGGAGGTGTACTCCAATACCGGCGGGCAGATGTCCAAATCCACGCCGCGGGGGGCGGTGGCGAAGTTCGCGGCGGGCGGCAAGCCGCTCGCAAAGAAGGATCTCGGGTTGATCGCCATGACGTATGGGAACATTTACGTGGCCAGCGTCGCGATGGGCGCAAAGGACGAGCAGACACTGCGCGCCTTTTTGGAGGCCGAATCCTATCCCGGCCC